AACTTTCTTAACTCTATATTTTCGGGGAATTCTCTCTTCAAATACCAAAATATCTTCGTCAATAATCGAATTTATATCACAATATCCAAAAGAATTGGCGATAAATTTTAAAGTTCTCTTTCGGAATTTTGGCGTGGCTATCTTTAATTCATAAAAGTAAGGATAAACTGTTGCGACATTTGAAGAACCTATAGGAAACACTCCAACCATATTACTTCCTACCGTTCTCGGAGAACCAGCATCTACATATAATCCTCGTCCCGAAATTTCTGAGAGAAGTGTGAAATCATCTCCGTCATAACTAATCCATATCTCTACATTTTGGTCTGGCTCGATGGAACCAGTGATTTTTAGTTTCCTGAACTTTTTTAAATTTTCCACATTAAAGGTCTCACCTTTTAATGTCGCATAATTCTCGATTATAAAGTCCGAATCATCAAATCCCGAAAAAATCTGATAAACCGATTCCGTAATCGGCGATCCCACATACAAATTGCCGGAATCCTTGATAAACATTCTCGCCGGATAAAACCCTATATCGACGATTCCCATAGCTATATCGCATAAAAGAATGGTGTCATTGAAATCACTTTCAGAACTCTGGCAAGAAATCAGTATCCATTGCCCATAAGTATCTATTGCACAATCACTGTAGATAAATTTTGAGAAATCAAAATGCGGGAATAAAACCAACGGCTCGACATTATCCGAATAAATGTTCTTTTGAAGTATCGTAAGTTCCGGATTATCCGGATTAGCCGTATTTATAAATACGATTCCTTTTTTTGTGGAAGTTGCCGCCCTGAAAAATGGTATTCCAATATCCGCCCGATAAACTAAGTTTGTAAAAAGAACATCGTCAGCGGCGATGGCTAATCGATAGGCAGATTGGCTTTTGAGAGAATAATACGCACCGTCTTGCCCGATTTCGACTCTTTCTATCGCATCTCCGCCGATTTCCTGTGTTATCAGGTTTCCTGTTCCCGCCACCCTTGTAGTTATATTAAAAGAAAAGTCGGTTATCCCTTTTGAGTTTGAATTCTCCCAAAGATAATTTACCGTTCCAACTCCTGGATTTGATATTGTATAAACTCCAGAAATATAATTGATCGTTCCTGTCCCTCCAGCAGAACCTATTAAAGTTCCATCTTTATTGTCTGTATAAATCTCTCCTGAACCAGTTATTGTCAACACAATCCCAAAACAATTCCTTGTCGCCCCGCCTGCTTTAAACGCTAATGTTCCTCCCAATGAATCAGTAGCTTCTCCGGTAATTGCGGTGTAGACATCGGAATCCTGACCGTCTATCCAAGACATTTTAAGAACGGTCTTGGCGGCATCCGTGCAATTCCACATAATCATTCTACCTTTGTCAATCATTATTCTTCCTTTATCGTTTCCCGCCGCACCTACTATTGTTTGTTTCACATACATCGAGCAATAAGAACCGGGATTCGCTGTATTTATTTTGAAAAGACCCGCATCTCCCGAAATTAAAACGAAGTTTCCCGCCAAAGACGAATAATTGGCGAAACTGTATTCATCTGTCGCCCCCACTCCAGTAGTAATAATATCAGTCCAAAGCAATGTCGTTCCATTCCAGTATTGAATCTTCCCGGATATTTTCCTGAAAGCAATTTTTTCTCCGTTTGTCTTATATCCGAAATGAAGCCCTCTTACTTTTCCCGCCGCGCCTTCCGTTCCGACAATGACTTTTCCGTTGGCTAACCTCAAAACTCCATCTGAACTAAGCCAGTTTTTCTCGTCTTGTAATGCGTTCTGGGGAATTAGTTCGGAATTCAAAACATTCCAACAACCTTTATCGAATACCTTGATTTTTTGCGATGCCATTTTTTTATTCGCTATAAAACTGGGAATCCCAAAGACACATGTCTTTGAATCCTTCGTTATATTTAATCTGGTTTTCTTGCTGGTAGCTTCTCGCCCTGTCGAATAACTGGATAATATAGCCGTCTACGGCCATCCCATAACCTATAATCGGATGGAAATCCGCCGGGAATACCGGACTGTCCCCTGCGACCAAATCCGCCGGGATTTTGATGTAATCAAATTCATAAGTCGTCCCGTTCGATGTCGGATTTCCTGTAAACACTATCCTGTTATTCGCCAAATCAATATAGGCATATCCGTCCGAATCCCTGTGTTGTCTTCTGTCCGAGAAGTTAATCACTTTATAAGGAACATAACTTGAACCAACGAATATCACTTTCGGGGAATCATCTCCGTCTGTCTGGTTGTTGTCTATCAGAAATCCGAAATCGGTAGGCAGGGTGATGTAATATGTCGTTCCGCTTTGCGAAATTGTCCCGCTTGCCTGTGTTTTTAAAATCGCCCAAGACCTTTGCCGGCAGATTCTCTTATAAATCCTATTAAGCAAAGCTAATTCTTCGGTGGTTGAAAGTTCCGAAGTATCGTCCACATAAAGCTCGAATATATCTTGAATAATTTCAGTTGCTGTCATTTTTTTATTTATGTTAATTTTCTCATCTCGCCCCTAAGTCACAAGCGAAGGGGTGAGGGAAAAAACTAACTCAAAACCTGCACATCCAAAAATTTCTTCGCCCCATCGGTGAACACTTTTATTCCGGCCAAATACGAGCTGAACACATTGGTTCCTCTCATAGTTGCGGTTTTCCTCATATCAACCGGACTTAAATCCTGGACAACGACATCGATTGCTCCCTTCTTGCCGTAATAGCAGTGGACAAAAGGACAACTGAAAGCTCCGGAACACATAGTTTCCGAAACAATAAGTCTGCCTCCGCCGATAGCTCTTATCCTCGCAGTTATTCCTCCAATACAGACTTCCAATCCCAATGCCGCTATAGTCGCCCCGTCTGCCGCAGAAAGTTTGGTATAGGTGTTCCCAGCCGTGGTTTCCGGCGCTTCAAGCGATGCCTTAATATTGGCAAGAGCCTGAGCTACTGAACCTCCAATACAAATTTCTCCAGCCGCCGAAGCGGATGCAGCCGTCATCGTAAAAGTCACTCCGTTGATGATGATTGTTTCGGTGTTATAAGGAATTGGGAGAACAGTTAAAACCGTTTCTCCTGTCAACGCCTCCGAAACATACACCTCAGCTGTGGAAATTGTCCCTGCGTAGCCGTTTGCGAATACTGAACCGACAATGTCGAACTGTTTGCCCAACAGATACTGTGCGATGTCAGATGCCGCATAGGCATCAATGACAAGAGCCATATTTGTCAGGACTTGGTTTGTTCCTCTCTTCAGTTTCGCCGGCATTCTGCTCACCATTATCGGGACATTGGTCGCATTCAGATAGAAAGCAGTTCCCGTTGAAGCAAGCGTGGTTAAATCCCCGACATCAAATGTCTGGGCCGCGTTTACTACTTCAGCGAGAATCTTTCCGTCTAAATTGACAGCGACTAATTCCGCTATCTTCGCACCAAACCATTCTCCCGGGTTTAGCGGGCCGGTTTGGGTTACTTCACCGTCTGAAATATAGAAGACTGCTTCCTTCTCGATATTGACTGTCAATGATTCCGAACTGTCAGTTATTGCGTCAATGGTAGCGGCAGAACCTCTGCTCACTGTTCTCACTCTGACAGCAGAAATATCGGGAAGTATCCTTGCTACAGTCCCTCCATACTTCAAGACTGGTTCAAATCTAAGGTTTGCAATCGATTTTCCAACGATTACCTTTAGAAAAACATCTTGGTAAGCGTTGTCGAATTGCGCGCGATAATCATCTAAGGCCATTTGGTTTACCCGTCCATATTAACTTTGGTAAATCCCGCCCTTAGAGTTTCAACCTTGATACAAGGCTTTCGTTGTATTTCTTTTTGAGTTCTGGATTGGCCATAATCTCTTTGAAATACTCCGTGTCCTTTTTGGCTTTAACAAAGTCGATTTCGGTTATCTCTCCACCGCCCCGCCCTCCTTGACTTTCGATCGTTTTCCTTCCGGGAATTAAATGCCCGTAAGTTTCTTCGATAATCTGGGCAAATGTCTTGTTGGCATTTTCGGGACTCAAGGACAAAGCCTTGATGACTTCCTCTTTGACAACGCCTTTGAATTCGGGCATTGCCTCCAAGGTTTTTCCGAAATGCTCTTTGAAGATTTTATCAATCTTCTCCGAGTTTTCCCTGTCTTGAATCGGCTTCATTTTGGAAACCATTTCAGCTTCCACAGAGCTTTTTATGCTCTTAGCCAATTTATTAAGGAAACCAATGTCGACATTATGCTCTTCGGCGATTTTATCCAAGTCCTCGGAAACTTCCGTTTTGGAAGCGCCGGATTCTATGAGTTCCCGGATGTCTTTCCTGAGCTCCTTATTTTGGTTTTTATACTCAAGCAAGACAGCTTCGGGAACCATTCTGGCATCTTCTTTCGGAGGTTCTTTCGGATTAAGGATTTCGCCGACTTTGGCTTCTTTTACCTCTAAGTCCGCTTTTGCTTTCGCATCGGCTTCCTCTTTGGCTTTTTTTTCAGCTTCAGCCTTTGCCTCTTCCGCTTTTTTTGCCTCCTCGGGAGTGGGAGTGGTTTTGTTCTCGTCCAACATAACTTTAACCAGTTTTACTTCTTTGGCACGAAGGGGTTTTATATTTATCCAGTCCACCCGGGGCTGTAACACGCCGTAGGATAGCGCAACCATACCTTTATGGGGTATTTACTACTCATTTCCTCTTCTCCGGACGGGGGAAAAGAATTGGAAACGAGTAGCAAAAACACTATAAATTTATGATGTTTCTTCTTGAATTTTTGCCTCCTCTTCTTTTAAGGCCCCAAGTGCTAACTTCTTGTTAGTTGAAGCCCGATTCAATGTCCTTAATAGGTTAAGTTTCTCATCCATCATGGCGATAAGCGGTATCAGTTCGTCCGTCTTGCCCGATTTGTATTTCGAAATGAGCATATCCACCGCCGAAACGAATCCTGATTGGAGATATTCTATCAAGTCCTTTCCTCCCGCAGTGCTGGATAATGCTTCCAGCCCCGCATACTTTTTTATGTCCTTTTTTATTTCGTCTTTATCTGTCTTTGCCATTTTCTTTCGGCACCACAGGCGCATTGACTATCTCTTCAACCTTTTGTTCCGTTGTTTTCTCCTCTAAAGACAAGTGCGTCTGTTTCAGTATCTCCTGAAGTTCTTCAGTGTAATTGGCGATGGATTTGTCTGTATCGGAAACTCTCTCATCACACATTTTCTTTGTAGCCCAGGATTTCTGGTAAAGGAATACCGCTACTCTTATTTTTTCATCCAGCTTCGGGACATCGGGATAATGCGTGGCGACATTTTCCATCATCGCCGCCTCTATCTTCGATTTCGCCTCCATTTCAATCTTAATCTTTTTCATGCTTTCAATGTCCTTCTTAATGTCGTTTAAGGTGAACTCGACTGTCCCCCCGATTTTCTGGATTACCCAGTCCTGCTCTTTAAGTATTGGTTCTGTCGGGGAGCCTCCTTTGCTTATTACTTTATATTGGAACTTTTTGTTCATTTGGGTTTATCGGTGCGGGATTAGTTGGTATGCCCGGAACTTCAGCCCCGCCACCTTGAAGATTCGGGTTTATGTTTTGATTTATATTCGGGTTTTTATTTAACATATTGACGATATCCCTATTCAATGCCCGGGATTCGTTTTTCATTATTACCTGTTCTATACTCTGGATGTAATTTATCAGTGCGGTTTTCTGCTTTTCGTTCATATCCTCTTCGTGGTCTCGGGCGTAATTCACCAGTCTTTGCTTGTAGGCGTTGTTTGCGTAAGCATTCGGCTTAATGTCATCCCCTTCCAATATCGATTCGATATCCCGGGCGGCTTCGGACATAATTTTGGCGATTCCGTAATTTTCCACATCCAATAGTTCGCTGATGTCCTCTTCGGAAAATCCCACAATTTTCGCTTTCATTTCCACCGCTTTTTGGGCATTGATTATCGGGTTGTAAACCTTGCCCACCCCCTTCACTATCTGGACTTCCCCATTTATGAAATCCAGTTTCATCTTCTGTGTTATGGCTGAAGCCAAGTCCTCTGCGTTTGACGCTTCTACCAGCACTCCGAAGTCGTCTCCCTTGTGGTAAATGTCGGTTTTCCCGACTTCTTCCGTCTCTATGCCCTCCGGCCCCATAATATCTATTGCTATTTTCTTGTTCAGGTTGTCTCGCACCCCTATCTCATAGAGTTTGGCGAATCGGTAATATCCGAATGAATAAGTCACACTCAGAAGCCCGAATCTGTCGGCTGCCGCTTCCTGATTGCCTTGATAAATAGCCACCTTCCCCTGCACATCCGACATTCCCTTCGCCCCGGATGTGACTCCCAATGCTTTCTCCTGTATTGTTTCGAGAATGTTGAATACTTCAATCGGGGTATTGATGGAATTTGGTCTCAATAATTGGATGACCCTACTTGCGTCATAATCGCCCTTGGTTCTGATTATTCCGTCTTTCCGGTATTTTAATTCAGCCAGATTTTCTATCATTGAGACATTGACCACTTTCTGGGGTTTGTTTATGGCCTCCGCATTGTCCAGCATCTGGTTGATGGAAACATTCTGCGTCATAAATATCTCCCTAACATAATCGCAGTAAGAAGGAGTCCAGAATTCGGTCAAGTCTAAGAATGCCGCCCAAGTCCAGAACGGCCACGCCCCTAATGGGAATTGTTTGGTTGCGGAGAATAAGTCCGTCAATTTCTCGCATCTTATACAGGCACCTTTTTCCTGCATCAAAAGATAATATCTTAATCCTTCGTAAGTCGTGAACCATTCCCAGAATTTGAATTTATCGGCATTCTGCAGTTCTTTCTGGCTTGTGGTGTTTTGGTCTGTTGTCCTTGACGCTTTATTGATTTCTTCTTGGGTTTTCTCGGTGTTATTTCCAGTCCCCGCCAAGAGTTGATTGGTTTCGTCTTTTAGGTAAAGTCCGTTTCCAATTCCCGCTTCCAATTCATTTCTTCTCAGCTTAACCCCGAATC